GCCCGGATGCGTTTGCAACGAATTTGGAACTGAGCATTCGGGCGGAGCTTTCCAGCCCGGTTCCGCAGGATGTTGTTATTCCGCCGCGTGGAGTGGATTTTATCAGCGGAGCAGTAGCCCCCGAAATCAACATCAACGTGACAAAGAGCGGGCTGGTCATAGAGTCCGGCACGGCGCGGGCGCGGTTGAGCACGACGCCGGCAGAGAATTATCCCACATTTGATGGTCCGGGAAAGGATGCGAAGCGCTGCGTGGTAAGCGCGAACGATTTGAGTTGGGCCGTCTCAAAGGTTCTGTACGCTGTGTCCAAGGATGATCGGCATCCGGCGCACAAAGGACTGTGCTTTTCCCACAGCGGCGACGATACTTTGGAAATCTGCGCTCTGGATGGGTACAGAATGGCCGTCAGTCGAATCAACTGCACCGCTGATGGTGATTTCAAGTTTGTGCTTCCGGCGGCAACGGCAAAGGCGATTGA